GTACTAGTGATGGTAAGCCTGCTAAGCGTAAGGGTGGTACTACGAGGTATTTGCCTGATGCTGCTTGGAAGCGTTTGTCGCCTGCTGAGAAGGCTGCTACGAATCGTAAGAAGCGTGCGGGTGATCGGGCGGGTAAGCAGTTTGTGGCTAATACTAAGGCTGCTAAGTCTGCTGGTCGCGCTGCAAGGAGGCCGTGATATGTCTAAGAATTTAGAGGAGCGCCGTAAGAGTATTATGCGGGGTAATCCTAAGATGAGGAAAGAGTTGGCGTATGCTATTGCTACGAAGCAGTTGCAGCGTGAAGGCAAGTTAAAGAAGAAGGGGTGATACTGTGAGTATGTTTGCGCATTTGAAGTATCGTCTTCGTTATTTTGATCGGAGGCGTGGTCGTGGCTAAGTCTCCTGCTTGGCAGCGTAAGGCTGGTAAGAATCCTAAAGGCGGTTTAAATGCTGCTGGTCGGGCTTCGTATAATCGCGCTAATCCGGGCAAGCCGGGTTTGAAGCCTCCTGTGAAGATGGCTCAGGCTAAGAAGTCGCCCCGGGCGGCGGCGCGGCGTAAGTCGTTTTGTTCTCGTATGCTGGGTATGAAGCGTAAGTTAACTAGCGCTAAGACTGCTAATGATCCAAATAGTCGTATTAATAAGAGTTTAAGAGCGTGGGATTGTTGATGAGTAGTATTTATATTCCGGGTCGTGGTGAGATGAGTTTTGATGAGGCTCGTATTGATCGTATGGTGCGCGAGTATGATGAGCGTTTGTTTTTTGCGAGGAATGCTGATACGTGGGATTGGTGTGTGTATATTAAAATGCCGCATGGAGAGCCAGCGTTTCCGATTATGGGTTTTGGAGATACTATTCCAAGTGTAGATAATGTTCTTGAAAGACTGCGAAAAGGCGATACTCTTAGAAATGGCGATAAAATTTATAATAGCATTTTAAAGTCTCAAATGGATTATCGTAAGCGGTTTTCTAGTGTTGCAGATGAGGCTAGGGACGAGTCGGCGGAAGTTATTGAGCATTTTCTTCGGCAGCATGATAAGAGTCCTGTTGTGAAAGAATTTATTAAGCATGATATTCCGAAGGGGGGTGTTGCGAGTGACGCTTGATGAGATGTATGATCAGATGGATTTGTATGGTTTTGAGGATTTTGAGGAATCGCAGAAGTTGTTGCTTCTTAATGAGGCGTATTTGGATATTGTTACTCGTGAGCCTTGGCCTTTTTTGGAGAAGACTATTGAGTTTGTGGCGCCTAGTGGTGCGACGCAGATGACAAGTAATGGTTCTTTGAAGGTTCGGAATGATAATAATCGGTTGGATAATTCGTTGTCGAATCCGGTGCTTATTCCGTTTACTGAATATTTTGTTAGTAGTGCGTTGTCGTTTGTGGATAAGAGTAATGATATTATTATGACGCCTGAGCGAAATGATACGATTGAGAAGAATTATCGTGTTCTTGATCCTACTGGTACTCCTGATCGGTATTATTTTGTTGGTGAAGATTTGTTTGTGTATCCTGCTGTGAGTGGTGATACGACGTATCGTTTGTATTTTCTTCAGACGCCGCGTGCTACTACTGACGCGCTTGATACTAGCGGGTTTTTGTTGCCTAGTAGGCATCATAGTATTATTGTGTATGGTGCTCTTGTGAAGGCGTTTCTTGTAAATGATGATCCGCAGGCTTCGTTGTTTCAGAATATGTTTGAGCAGCGGTATCAGCAGATGCGGGCGGATGTTTGGATGAATCAGTATGATCGTACGGATCGTGTGCATGTATTGTCGGATTCGTATGATTGGTCTTATTAGAAGGGGGTGAGTGGCCTTGTCGTTATCGTTTGTTAATCAGGTTGGTGCGGTTAATGGTATGAATCAGGCTGCTCCCGGCTCGTTTATTCCTGAGACGTTTGTTCGTTGGTCGCAGGATGTGTTGTTTGATCGTGTTGGTTATATTCGTCGGCGTGCGCCTTATACGACGCTTCCGTTGTTTAATGAGACTGGCACTGCGTTTTCTCAGCCTAATGCTGATGAGGAGCGGGTTATTGGTGTTGTGAATACTCGTAATCCTGATAATGAGAATGTGCTTGGTATTGTTGTTACTGATGGTACTACAACGCGCGTACTGTTTTATGATAAGAATTATCGTAAGACGTGTTTTTGTGAGATTGCTAGTGTTCGTCAGGATACTGTTGTGTTTTCGCGGCCTGCGCTTAATGGTGGCGTGTTTATTGGTTTGCTTGAGAATTATGGTGTTGCGTCTTCTTCTAATAAGAATTTGTTGTATTATTGGCGTGGTGGTACTGGTACTGGTGGGTATGCGGTTAATGCTGCTACGCTTAATGTGAGGCTTGATACTGAGGTTACGGCTAATTATCAGGAACTTATTGGTGGGGGTTCGGGTTCTAATAATACGTTTTATACTGCTAGTGCGCATGGTTTTGCTGCTGGTTATAAGATTACTGTTATAAATGTTGGTACGGGTTCTGGTTCTAATCCTTGGACGCTGGGACAGGTTTTAACTGTTAAAGCGTCGGGGCTTACCGCTACGCAGTTTGAGGTTGAGGAAACGGAAGCGCATAATACTAATCGTGTTGGTATGAAGTTTGTTGTTGAAGGGCATGTGACGCATACAAACACTATTAGTGGTACGTTTGATGCTACGAAGATTACTCCGGGTATGTTTGCGTATCGTGTTGTTGGTGGTACGTATGATAGTAATACGAATACTATTACTGGTGGTACGGATTATTATCTTGGTATTGTTAAGCAGCAAACTGCTGGTACGGTTACGCTTGAGAAGGATCTTATTCGTACGTTTGGTTTGGATACTAGTCCGTATGGTAGGAATACTAGTCAACAGGTTCGGTTTGTTAATATTCGCCCGTATATTCATAATCATGGTCGTGGTCTTATTACGAAGACTGCGCATGGTTTTACGGTGACGAGTGGTACTATTGGCAGTGAGGGTGAGGGGCATTTTGCTTCTGCCGAGTTGGCCGCGTCGCCGGGCTGGGCATTGTATCGTGCTAGTGATGGCGAGTGGCTTGGTGATGTTCAGAGTATTACGAATAATGCGGCTCTTACTCTTGATAGTATTTATCATACGCTTGATACGGCTATGAATGCTGACGAGTATGTTGCACGTCCTTACACGGCCATTACTCAGTCGAATGATGCTACTTCGTATACTGGTATTTTCAATACGACGTATGCTGGTTACCAGTGGTATGGTAATGGTGGTGCGCAGGGTACGGAGAATCGTATTGTGTTTAGCGCGTATCATGATCCTGAGAGTGTGGATTTGTCTCGGGATGCGGCTGACTCGATTATTATTCCGGGTACGCAGCAGATGCGTGGTATTGCTACGTCCTCGTCGGGCCTGCTTGTGTTTCTTGAGGATAAGACGTATCTTCTTCGTGGTAATTATCGGGCTAATTTCTCGCTTGAAGAGTTGTATCCTGAGGGGTGCTTGTCCGCTCAGAGTATTGTTGAGTATGGTGGTGGCGTGTTCTGGGCGTCGAAGAATGGTATTTTGTTTTATGATGGGGCTACGGTGAGGAATCTTACTGAGGCTAATCTTGGTTCGTATTATACTGATAGTATTAAGACGTTTGATGCTAATGAGCGGCGTATTTACGGGTTCTTTTATAAGGATTATTTGTTTATGACGTTTAGTGGTTTTGCGTCGAATTATACTCCTCTTCGTTATGAGCCTATTTATGCTGATGGTATTACGACGACGCCTGCTATTAGTGATTTTCAGGCGGATAATTGGGATCCTGATTTTGCTCCAGAGGATTTTCTTGTAGAGAATAATGTTCCTGTATATTGGGATTCGTATCGTATGTATACTAGTGCGGGCGCTTCGCAGCAAAACACTAATGGTTTGTGGTCTGCGGGTAAGTCGTTTGTTGGGGCTACTACAACGAGTGGTAGTGCTACTCTTGGTGGCTTATCGCTTGCCTCGTTTAGCGGAACGGTTGATGTGAGTACCGATAAGATTACGTCTAATGCGCATGGTCTTGTAAATGGTACTATTCTTCGTTTTACGAGCCTTGGTACTGTGACGGGTTTAACTGCTAATACTGTTAATTATTATGTGGTTAATGCTACTACGAATGATTTTCAGGTTGCTACTTCGTTGGCTGGTGCTGCTATTGATTTGACTGGTACTAATGATACTGTGTCTGGGTATGTTCTTCCGGGTATTTATGTGCTTGGTCCGGGTATCCCAGCGGGCACTACTGTGAGTAGTGTGAGTGGTGGTACGAGTCTTACGATGAGCGCTAATGCTACTGCAACGGCTACTATTACCGCACAACTTATTCCTAACGTTCCTACTAATACTTGGAGCAAGAGTCTCCAGTTTGTGTGGGGACCAGTAAACTTTATCGAAGGAATGACGTTCGCTATTTACTTGCCTACGAATGCTATTACTGCTATTAGTAATTTTGATTTTCGCGGGTTTATCAAGTTGGATAGTGCTGGTGGTACAAAGGGTTATGCGGGTATTAACGCTGTTAATCCTGATAATCTTACTGGCACGTATGCTCGTCTGATTGACGTTGATAGTATGCTCAATCCGATTAATAATCATACGACTACGCTTGATTCAGAGTTGAGCGAGAATCTTGGCAAGCAACTTGTAACGTATAATAAGGGACCAGACTTTTATTTGCAGACGAAGCACTTTACTGTGGGTGATCCTGTCCTTAGAAAGTGGTTCCGACAGATTATGCTGAACTTGTATCTCCTTGATGGCGGCATTCGTATGGATGTTGTTGATATGGAGGACAATGATCGTATTGATGTTGAAAAGAAGCGTCATGTAAATTGGGAGTTGTTTGAGGAGGAAACGTTCTCGTGGAACGAGTTTGAGGATATTAATCTTCCTAAACTCTTGTCTCCTAATCGTTCTACTTGGCAGAATGTTGAGGATCTTAATCAGACGTGGTATGATATTACTGATTCCGAGTTTACTCGTCGTAAGAAGAAGATTAGTTGGCGTTACCCGTCGGCGGGTTTTCGCTTGTATCAGATGAATGATTATCGGCCTAGTAATTATCAGTCTTCTAAGCGTCCTCATACTGTGATTGTGGATGCTTGGAATATTGGGTTTAAGCCGATGCGTGCGAGTAGGGTCTGATTATGCAAGATTATGATCTTACTACTCCTGCTGGTAAGCAGGCGTTTCAGCGTTGGGTTACAGAACTTATTCGTAATGAGATTAATTCGTATGTGGAGCAGGTGTTGTTTCAACGTAATGCTACGAATATTACTGTTCCTACGACGAATGATACTAATCCTATTACTAATGCTGCGTATACTGCGGCTGAGATTCAGGATTTTCGTTTGGATCGTTTAGAGCAGGCTACTTTTAGGAGGTGATTTATGTCGGTTGATTATACTAGTAATTATGGTTTTCCTTATCCTCTTGGGAGTGATAGTCTGTCTCTTCTTGCGTCGCGGGTGCAGCAGTTGGCTGAGTATATTGATGGTACGTACTCGTTAATGGGCGTTGATCTGCTTGATTTTAGTTTGCCTGAGGGTCCTCAGGGTCCGCAGGGTTTTCAGGGTGCTCAGGGTTTTCAAGGCGCGCAGGGCGCGGTTGGTTCTCAGGGAGCGCAGGGTTCGCAAGGACCTCAGGGTTTTCAGGGCAATACTGGTGCGCAGGGATCACAGGGGGCTACTGGTGCGCAAGGCGCTCAGGGCGCTCAAGGGCCTACTGGTTCTCAAGGCCCGCAAGGTCCCCAAGGTTTTCAAGGCAATACTGGTCCTCAAGGCCCTCAGGGCGCGCAGGGCGTTACGGGTAGTCAAGGCCCACAGGGAGACACGGGTCCGCAGGGCCCTCAGGGACCACAGGGGAGCACGGGAGCGCAGGGGCCGCAGGGCGATACTGGTTCGCAAGGCCCACAGGGGGATACTGGCCCACAAGGAACGCAGGGTCCTCAAGGCGATACGGGCGCTCAAGGAGCACAAGGACCTCAAGGTTTTCAAGGCGCTACCGGGCCACAAGGGTTAACGGGACCTCAGGGGGCACAAGGCGCTCAAGGAACGCAAGGCACTCAAGGACCACAAGGAATAGAAGGACGTTTTATTGTAAGCGATACTAAGCCTTCAACTCCTAATAATGGTGATGCTTGGTTTAATTCTACTGATGGTAGTTTGTATTTGTATTATACTGATGCTAATAGTTCGCAGTGGATTCAGTTTGGTAATCCTTTTCAGTCTACGCCGGTATGGGGGTGATGTTTTATGGCTATTGATTTTCCTAATGCTCCTACTAATGGTCAGGTGTTTACGGTGGGTTCTATTAGTTGGAAGTGGAATTCTACTTCTAATGTTTGGGAGAATATTCCGGGAACCGGACCTCAAGGCGCTCAGGGACCTCAAGGCGCTCAGGGACCTCAAGGCGCACAAGGACCGCAAGGGGCACAAGGGCCTCAAGGTGATATTGGACCAGAAATTAATAGAAACGCCATAATTAATGGTAATATGGTAATTTCACAAAGAGGCTCTTCTTTTACGTCAACAACTACTTTTATTAATAATGATGACGTATATGTATTAGACCGTTGGACGCTTCTTAGTGATGGTAATGATGCTGTTGATGTTACACAAGCCACTGATGCGCCTGCTAATTTTAAGTATTCTTGTGGATTAGATGTTGAAACCGCAAACAAAAAGTTTGGAATTATTCAATTTATTGAAAATGAAAATATACAACATTTAAAGAATAATACTGTTGTTTTATCTTTTTGGGCTAAGACAACGGGATCTAGTATTAGTAATGTTAAGGCTGTTATTCTTGCTTGGACTGGTACTGCTAATAGTCTTACTAGTGATGTTGTTAGTACATGGAATTCTAGTGGCACTACCCCTACTTGGGCTAGTAGTTGGACTGCTGAAAATACGCCTAGTAATCTTAATGTTACTAGTACATGGGACAGGTATTCTTTAAGTGCTTCGCTTGATACGGCTAGCACAAATAATGTTGCTGTGTTTATTTGGAATGATGATACTACTACAACTGTCGGCGATTTTTTGTATGTTACTGGAGTTCAATTAGAGAAAAATAGTGCTGCTACTAATTATGAATTTGAGCCATTTAATATAACCTTGGCTAAGTGTCAACGATATTTTTGTAGTAGTTTTCCTTTAAATGAGCCTCCTAGAAATAATACGTCAGCAATTGGCAATGAGTTAGGGATTGTTGGTCAAACGGTTGGAAATTCGTATAGTGAATTTAGAAGTTTTCCGGTTATGATGCTTAGCGCTCCGCATACTGTAACCTTTTATAATCCTATTACTGCTAATGCTGGTACTTGGGAGTATTATAATTCAACTACTAAAATTGCAGATTATGCGCCAACCGCGTCGCCTATAACGGAACGTGGTTTTTCGCCATATAGAGCGTCGTTAACGGCAGCGACTGTTACAAACGGTGCTTGGTCTGCAAGCGCCGAATTATAAAGGAGGTGAGTCATGGCAACAAACAACTTTAGTTTCCTAGAATTATCCGGCTCAGACAAAGCAGGCTACAACAGCATCAACGCTGTAATCACAGACATTGATAACAAGTTGTACGCTAAAGTCGCAGCGCCCGGAATGATTAGTATTCTCAATACTAGTATCACTTCGGCTGCTACGATGGCTACTAATGGTTGGACTGATCTTGGACAATCTCCTGCTGGCTTACCTGCGCTTACTGGTTCGTATACGTATATTCAGAAGGCGACTACGTAATGAGTGCTGTAGCGGATAATGCGATTCGCGCGTCTATGGCTTATCGTGGCGCTGTCGAAGATTATGGTAATTTTATTGATACTACTATGCGTCAGTATGGTTGGAATATGCCGGATGCTTCTGGGCAGTATAGTGTTCAGGGTGCGCAGGATGCGTTTGATCCTGATCGTGTGATTCAGTATGATTCTATGGGTAAGCCTACGTTTGATCTTGAGCGTGTTGCTGCGCAGACTAGTGGTGGTCAGTATGGTACGACTGGTTTGTTTGCTGAGACTGCGCAGGAGAGCGCCGCTCAGGAGGCGGATGTTCGTATGGCTGCTCGTGGTCGCGGTTTTGGGGCTGGTAGTGGTTTGTCTAGGCAGGCAGAGTTGGCTGCCGAGACGCAGGCTGGGCGGGCTATGGGTCAGGTTAGTGCTGGATTGTTTTCGGATATTTTCTCTAGGTATGGTAATCTTGGCAGGTTGTATGGTGATGTTGCGACTGGTGAGGTTACGGATGCGCTTATTCGGGCTGAGGGTGATGTTGCGAATATGCCTTTGAGTGAGGCTACTGCGCCTATGCCTGAGGAGCCTGCTGCGCCTGTTGAGTCTGGTGGTCCTGCGTATACTGGTGATCGTGGTAAGTTTGCTCAGGGTTCTGAGGGTGGGCGTTATGTTATGCCTATTGATGAGCGTAAGCAGTATACTACGCGAGCGACTAATCAGCAGTTGCGTGCTGCTGGGGTGCCTGTTGATGGTGGTAAGCCGGGTCAGGTGTTTACTGGTAAGGGCGGTATGCGGTATGTGCGTCGCCAAGATGGTTGGTATGTTATTAGATAATGGGGGTGAGTATGGCTACTGGTAGTGGTTCGCGGCCAGCGCCGCGAGAGAGGTTTGCTAGGGATTACGCGGCGGGTATTGCTGCTACGTTTAATCCGCGTATTAATTATTATGCTCAGCAGGAGGCTGGTATGCGTACGCCTGAGGCTGTTGAGGCGGATATTACTAGGTTGTATGAGCCTATTATTGGTGCTACTGGGCGTGTTGGTGAGGATGTTAGTCGTGTTGGGCAGGCTGGTTTGACTGCTTTGAGTGGTCTTATGGGGTCTTTGCCGAATGTTGATATGGGTATGCTTGCTGATGCTGCTCGCGCGACTGGTCGTGCTGGTGGTAGTGCGGCGCTTACTGGTGCTATGCTTGGTTCTAGTGCTCGTGGTGCGTTGGCTTCTAGTGTGTTGGCTGGGCGTCGTAATGTTGAGGAGGAGCGTCGTCGTTTGGGTGAGGGTCGTATGGGTGCTGAGGAGGAGCAGGCGCGTGCTGGTGCTGATTGGTTGCAGTATGCTTCTCAGAGGCAGCAGATGGAGACTCAAGCGTTGCAGAATAAGACGCTTATGGAGGATCTTAAGAATGCGCCTGTTGCTCGTCGTCGTGCTATTCTTGAGAATCGTATGCTTCGTGGTCAGATTACTGCGCAGGATCTTCAGAATGCTCAGGTTCGTAAGGAGTTGAAGCGGCTTGGGTTTACTGATAGGCAGATTGATAATATTGCTAATAACGATAATACTAATAATGATGATGGCGAGGAAGTTGGGTAAAGGAGTTATAATTGGCTGTTTCTAATCCTTATTTGGGGCCGGGTGGCTCGTCTGGGGCTAAGCCGCCTAAGAAGCCGGGGACTGTTCCTCAGCAACAGGTTGGCGGGTTTAGGATGCCTAGTGTTCTCCCTAGTGGTGCGCTTGTTTCTAATCCTGCTGGGCCTCTTACGAGTGGTATTCGTGGTACGCGACCAGCGTATACGAGCACTATGTCGGATCTTGGTAGGCGTGCGCAGTTTGGAGAACCAGCGCGTCGCGCAGCGTATGCTACGTATTTGCAACGCCAAGAAGAGTTTCGTCGTCAGCGCGAATTAAGGGAGTATTACGCTAATCCCTTGGGTACACCGCCTCCGGGCACCGTATCGCCCGTTCCTGCTATTAGTAGGGCGTTTAGTGAGGATGCTAAGAAGCGTCAGGATGCTATTAATGCTGCTAATGCTGCTGGTGATCCGTCGCTGATGGCGCCTATTGATAGGATTAAGGCTTTAAATAGTATGGCTCGTATGGCTAATATACGAGGCCAAAAGGGCCTTAATCCTAGTGGTAATTTGGGTGCTGTTGGAACTGAAGCGACTGGTATTTTGCCTGCGCCAGATTTTGCTGGAAGCGGGTTGTATGGCAGTAATGTTATGGGGCTTAATACTCGTAATCCTGCTGATGCCGCTCAGGCGTCTAGTCAAAGACGGCGCGATAAACAGCGTAATCAAATGGAGTATTGGAAGGGTGTTGGCGCGTCGTATAAGGAGCGTTTTCCTGCTCAGTCTGCGGCTATTGATGCGATTATTGCTATTGAGCAGATGCCTGAAGGGACTGAGCAACAGCGCGAGGCTAAGAAGTCTGCTTTTGCTGAAATTAATGCTCGTGGTGAAATCGCCCAGTGGCGTAATTATTTGAGTAATGGTAGTTGGAGTCGTAGCGAAGAGCGTCTTGGTACTATTGATAAGTATGCTGATGATAATCGTTTTAATATGTCGGCTATGTTTATTGATAATTCTAAGAAGTTTGGTTTGTCTCAGCAAGATATTGCTGATATGATTGCTTCTGGTATTATTACGTATGGCAAAACTAAGGATTCTCAGCATAAAATTCCTATTGCTACGGTTAATAGACTTGCTTTGGAAACGTTTCTTTCTGATAACTTTAGTATTAATTCTGATGGTCGTGTTGAGCGTAAGAGTCAAGGCCGTCTTGTTCTAAGTGATTTTTTCCTTCAATCGGCTGGTTTTAAGGTTAGTAGTAGTACGGGCGCGGTTAGTGTTAATCGTGATCCTAGTTCTGCTGCGTTTGATATGGTTGATATTCCTCGTCGCGATGATGATGAAACGCCCGATTATAGTGCTATGGCGGCTGATTATTTACAGGATCAAAATACGTATGAGACTCTTACTAGTAAGATTGAGACTAAGATTCGCGAGTCTGGTGGTGGCGCTCTTCTTGATCGTATTTATTCTGGTAATTTTGATCAGAAAGATGTTAATAATCTTAAGAAGTATATGTATTCTTTTGATGGGGGTACGTATGTGCAGGCTCAAAATCGTTGGTTGTCTGAGCGTATTCTTGGTATTAAGAATGGCGAGTTTGCTGATTTGGCTGTTGCTCGGCGCGACGAGGCTAATATTGCTGCGCTTGTTGAGCAGAATCAAAAGGAGCGCGAGGAGGCTCGCGAAGCAGAGTTAAAGCAGGCTCAGGGTACGGCTGAGGCTAATTTCCGTCGTCTTGATGAGGCTACGGGGCAGTATGTTAATGTGTTTCCTGTTGAGGAGTGGCCGCGTCGTTTGGCTGCTGTGCTTGATTCTGGTGTTGGTGGTGTTGTTCCTCGTGATGTGTTGAATCAGATTTTTTATGAGGATGTTGCTACGGGTAAGCGGCGCGAGTTGTCTGCTGAGGATAAGCGCGTGTTGTATGTTTCTGCTTTGGAGGCTTATAATGCTGGTGCTCCTGTTGATCCGTTTATTCTTAGTATGGTTGAGGATTGGCAGAAGGAGATTACTCCGGGCGAGGTTGCGCAGGAGATGTTTGAGCGTGAGGGCGATCAGCGTTCGTGGTTTGGTCGTACTGTTTCTAATGTAATTGGGCAGACTACGTTTGGGCCGGGGATTGGTCCGGGCGGGTATATTAATCGTCTTGCTGCTGCTGGTGTTTTCGCTAATGCTGATGATGTGACGTTTAGTGAGGGGCTTGCTAAGGCGTTTAAGATGACGCCTGAAGAGTTGGGTCGAGAGTTTACGGTTGGTAGTGTTGCTACGATGTTGTCTGATGCTCAGGGGCCTTTGTCGGCTACTAAGACTGATACGGTATTTAGTGCTGCGTTTAGGGATAATTTGATTAAGTCGCCTATTAGGGCTGCGCTTGGTATGCCTATGGGTATGTATATGGCGGTGACTGATCCTAAGGGTACTGGTCGGGCTATTCTTGAGGATTATGCTCAGCGTTATGGGCAGATTTGGGGCGACCCGGATGCTAATTTTGTTGAGTCTGCGTTGATGGATCCTTGGGCGCCTGCTATGGATATTCTTGGGTTGGTTCCTGTTATTGGTGCTGGTGCGCGTGGCGCGCAGATTGCGCGTATTGCGGCTGTTACGAGTAAGATTAATAAGACTGATTGGCAGGCGGCGCTTAAAAAGACGGAGCCAGAGTTTTCTATTCCTTCTACTGAGCGTGGTGTTTTTTGGGAGCCTGAAAAGTTTGATCCTACTGCTCGTGGCGCTGAGGCTGTGCGCTTGTTGGAAGAGTTGAATAGTGGTAAGCCTGTGCGATTTGTTAGCGCTAGAAAGTTTGCTGCTGCTCAGCGTGCCGCGTTAACGGGTGATCAGGGCGCGTATAATCGTCTTGTGCAATTGACGCCTAAGGGTTATGGTGGGCTTAATAGTTCGTATACTCCGGGTCGTATGGATCGTGTTGCTGCGTGGTTTAGTCCTCGTTATACGGCGTTTAGTTATCGTGATGTGTATCCTGATGGTACGCCTGAGGATGCGAAGGCGCTTAATGAGGTTATTGCGCGCGAGGCTGGTCGGCGTGGTATTAGCATGGAGGAGATTGAGGCTATTGAAACTAGTGGTGGGCCTCTTCGTCGTAGGGCGGGTAGTCCTATTGCGCGTGGTATGCAGGATCTTATGTTTACTATTCAGAAGGGCGTTGCTCGTCGTAAGCCGGATAGTGTGCTGGTTAATATGCCTCTTATTGGTTTTAATTTGCGGTATGCTAATGCTTTGAAGAGTAATCCTTTTGGTGATGCGGATATGTTGTTGCGCGAGTTGCGTGAGCAGGCGGCTCATCAGGCTCTTGCTAATGCGCAAGAGTTTACGGATGCTGAGCAGTTGGCTATTATGAATTATGCTAGTGGTCGTATGTTTTCTCCGGGTAATCTTCTTGCTATTTCGTTGGGTAAGTTGGAGCGGATGCGTAAGGATGGTGTTGACGAGACGGATGATGTTCTTGTGTTAACGCAGAAAGAGGCTGATCTTTATCAAGATCCAGAGTTTCTTAGGGAGTATGAGGCTGCTTATGCTAAGATTCATACGCTTGGCGATGAGGGTGCGCCTGTTGATGCGCGTGGTAAGAATATGCGTACTACTGCTGAGCGTATTCGCGCTAAGAATGAGGCTATGCGGCATCGTGCTGGTGTTGAAATGGATGCGCTTAGTGCTCGCGAGTTGACGCTTAGGAACCAATTGTTTTTGAATGCTGCTCGTCTTTTGGATGAGGATATGCTTGAGGAACTTGAAACGGCTGAGGTTACGGATCGTATTGGCGTGTTGAATGGTGGTTATCATTTTCTTGAGACTGGTAAGGTTTCGGATCTTCCTGATGGTGAGGGGCGTAATTTGCGTTCTGTTATGCAGGATATTGAGGGCGCTGATGATGCTTTGTATAAGAGTGTTATTGATGAGGTTCGTGAGAGTGTTGCTTATCTGGGTACTGATACGAGTTTTAGGACGGTTGATAATACGCCATTGTTTGTGGTGGATAGTGTCTTTGATGTTGCTGGTCGTAAGTTTGTTCGTGGTCGGCGGTTGCGTGTTAGGGGCCAGTTTGAGAAGGATACTGAGCGGACGTACCGTGATGGTAGTCTTATTGATGATAGGCCGTTGACGCTTCCTGCTGAGGCTTTTGTTAAGAGTAAGCGTGGTACGGATGATTTGCGTACTGGTGATGGCGAGTTTATTGATACGTATGCTACTTCGCCTAAGAGTGCTGGTAAGCGTGGTATTGATTCGGATATGTCCGAGTTGAGTGAGCAGTTAAATAGGGCTTCGCTTAATTTTGCTATGAAGTTGTTCCCTAATGCGCGTGATTTTACGGATAAGGTGCATATTAAGAATATGATGGGTAGTCGCGAATCGTTTGCTCAGGCTATCAATCGTAATGTTATTGCGTCTAGTGGTTTAATGTCTTTTAATTTGGATATTCATTATGCTGCTTTGCGTAATGCTGCGTATCGTAGGTTTAAGAGTGATATTGAGGATACGATTCATGAGAATGCTATTCTTATTACTCGTGAGCAGGCTGAGCGTTTTAAGGGTGGCTATGAGGCGCTTAGGACTATGGCTGTGCATGATACTCGTGAGGCTGCGCAGAGGTATATTGATCGTGAACGTGTGCGTGCTCCTCTTGAGGGTGATGAGGCTATTATCGAGTATGTTGTTAATGGTCAGACGAAGTATGTTACTCGTATGAGTTTCCTTGATTCTACGTCGTATGCGTTAAAGGAGGCTCGTGAGCAGCGTCTTGTGGATGCTAGTGAGTGGCAGAAGGCTATGTTTGCTGATTTGGCTGATCTTAATTATAATAATGCTGATAATCTGATTATGGTTATTCCTCGTGGTTTGGCTGATAATTTGCGGGATTCGTATAATCGTTCTAATATTTTTGCTACGAAGGTTATGCGAGGTGCTACGAGCACGTTTAAGTTGTTTGCGTTGTCGTTGAATCCTCGGTTTGTTACGCAACAGTTTTTTGGTACGATGGTTATGATGATGATTATGAATCCTATGCAGGCTGGTCATATTATGGCTAGGTTCTTGCAGTATTCGTTGAATAAGCGTGCGCGTGCTACGATTAGTAGTAGTTGGCGTAAGGGTATTGAGGTTAATCCTTATGAGAATCATGGTATGGATTATGATATTATTCTTAATCGTTTTATTCGCGAGTTTGAGGATCAGATTTATGGTGAGGATGCTGCTAAAACGCTGGGTAAGATGGATAGTAAGGCTCGTAAGGTGGCTACGTTTGGTTATACGGTGGGTATGGCTATTGAGAAGAATTTCCGGGTGGCTATTATTCGCGAGGCGGCTATGAATTATCCGGGGTTTAAGGATTTTATGAATTCTCCTGAGGTTGCTAAGCGGGCTATGGAGGGTATTCCTGAGATGGGTTATACTACGGTTACGAAGTTTCATGCTGCTATGGATTTGTTGAGTGATCCTCGTAGTCTTGATTTTGATCCGTTGTTTTTGCGCGAGTTGCGTCATACGGCTGATATGGTTAGTGGTAATTATCGTGATTTTTCTTATACTGAGCGGCTTATTCGTGATTATGCTGTGCCGTTTTATGCTTGGACTAGGCATTCGGCTTTGTTTACTAAGCGTATGGTGCAGGAGCGTCCGCTTACTGCTAATACGTTGTATAATATTGGTAATTATGGGTATGAGACTATTGCTGAGCAGGGCGGTTTGCCTGATTGGTTGTTGGAGTCTATCCCTATGCCGGAGGTTGTTGCTGAGGTTCTTGGGTTGGATCCTGAGAAGGATAATCGTTTGGGATTCGGGCTGATTAATCCGTTTGGTACGACTGGTAATATTATTGAGATGGTGGCTGGTTTGACTCGTGGCGGTAATTTCCGTACTGATTCGGGTGTGTTTGAGATTACGAATCCGTTTATTGAGTTGGCTATTCAACAGTCTCTTGGGCGTAGTTTGTTGACGGGTGCGCCTGTTGATCCTGAGCAGGGTTTGTTGAGTGCGGCGTTTGATTCTTTTGAGACGCTTCCTCCGCTTCGTATTGGTCTTGGTTTGTTTAAGACGAGTGTTGGGTTGAATGAGTTGCGTGGTGTGAGTAATCCTGAGGATATTCTTAGGGATCCGTTTGATCCTAATTCTAAGTTGCGTGTTCCTAAGCCTAAGTTTTCTACGAAGTTTCCTACTCGTTCTATGGCGGGGTTTGTAAATTCGACGCTTGTTCCTGTGTATAGTCTTGATAAGGAGCAGTTGGGGGATGCTATTTCTAGGGAGTATGATAGGCGTGGCGTGTTGTATGAGGAATTTAAGTTGAATGATCGTCGTAGTCAGTTAAAGACTGCGAATGCTCTTCGTAATTGGCAGTATAAGCGTGATTATGTGTTTAATGTTTGGTTGCCTGCGTTTCAGGATGCTGATCCTGCGTTGGTTGCTCGTGTGCTTCAACAGTTGGAGAATGAGAAGCCTAGGATTCCTAAGGGTTTTAATCCTGCTAGTGTTGAGGCTATTCTTTCTGGTAGGCTTGATTAGATTGGAGGATGATATGTGATGAGTGATGGTGATATTCAAGTCATCCTTCATCGTCTTGACGAGTTGGATGCTAGGTTGTGTCAGATTCACGATGAGGTTAAGCGTACTAATGGGCGTGTGACCGAGTTGGAGATGAGTGAGGCTAAGTGGGAGGGCGAGCGCGAGGGTAAGCGTATGCAGACTATGATTGCTACGAGTGTTCTTAGTGGTGGTATTCTTGCTGGTATTGTTTGGTTTGTTACTCAGGCTATTTAAGGGGGTGTGATTGTGCCAGTTGCTGATGATGATTATAAGGCGCGTCGTAAGGACGCCCTTGTTAGTAAGATGATGGGCGAGCCACAACCTCTTGTTGATAGTTTAGTTGGCGGGGCTAGTAGAAACGTTGCTAGTAGTGTTGGCAGGTCTTTTGCGGCGTCTAATATTGGCGTTAAAATTAGACGAGGGCTTGAAAAGGATTTTATTCAGGTTACTGGTCCAGATGGTTTTCCAGTGTCAATGCCTATGCCTAGTTTTATTGCTAAGCCTTTTTGGAGGGCTATGAGTAATCCTACGGTTAGAAAAGCCTATACTGAATTTGAGCCTTATTTATCAGATCCTAAAGCGTTGGTAAAGGTTGCGCCTTTACTTAATGCTCTTGCAGAAAGAGATACAAGCGGTCTTTTTTCAGAAGATCCTATTGTTAGGTTAGCAAAACATATTAGAGAAATGGGTTAAAGGAGGGGTTATGAAGGCTTCTAGTGGTGTTGGTGGTGTGTCGGTGTACACGAGTGTTGGTTCTCAGGCTATGGGCACGGCTCGTAATGAGAATAATAAGGATCGTCTTGCTCGTATGAAGCGGGAAAAGCAAAAGGGTAAGAAGAAGATTCCTCCTATGTATAAGCCCGCTAATTATGATGATATGGTGGGGTGATTGTATGAATTGGCGTGAGATTGGTACTCGTGCTGCGTTGACGTTTGTGCAAGCGTTTCTTGCTGTGTTTCTTGTTGATGGTGTTACTGGTGTTGATGAGCCGGGTGATTTGATGGCTCCGGTTGTGGCTGGTATTGCTGCTGTGTTGTCGCTAGTGTATAATGTTGTGCGCCAGTATCAGGCGCAGCGTGGTTGGGAAGAGTAGAATACAAAAAACTAAAGGGGACTATCCGGGCATTATACTCGGATAGTCCCCTTTTTTGTTGCCTAAATTAACTAGTAAAATTAGGCTTTAATATCTACAACCTCACATCCATCAGCACTACAAGCAAGAGTCTGACTAGAATCAGTATTATCTTCTAGTTCATACTCTGCCAAAGCAGCCCAATCAATACTCTTCGGGCTTTGCTTAACCAACTCGTCATACTCCTCCTTAGTAATAGCCTCGTACGGCGCTTGACGATACGTATGATCACTCTTAGGCAAAAATGAGATACCACTCACATCATCAAAATGATCATACACCCACGCTCCCACACGCATCCACTCATCCTCAGCAACACTCACAGTAATACTAGGCTTGTGCTCGCACCAGTTCTCCTGATACGCAAGCCACAACTCCAAGTGATCAATAGCCGTAAGAGTGCCCTTTGTAATTGTAGGAGCCTTCTGTGGGAACGAGAATACCATAGTAGTCTCTGGCTTCATCACGTCAGGCTCAGCAGGCACACCAGCATCAATAAGAAACTGCGTCAAAGGATCCTTGACGTCACCACGTACACGCCTAATATAATACTCAGAGTGACGAGGATGAATGCCGGAAGCGGAATCCACCAACTGTGAGACAGTACCACTAGGCTTAACACAAGTAATGGCAGTAGACACAGGAATACCAATCTGCTTAGCATACTTCGCATTAGTCAGCACCGCCTCCTGACGAAACTCCCTAAGATTAGACGGGAGATTATACGTTCCCTTATTAATCATCATCTTGTTGTCGAAGATCCCCGTGAGAGAAACACCAAGGAGACGCTCTTCCTCAGTGTTCTGCTTCCAAATCTTACGGAGATACTTAAACTCTGTAAGCGTGGCTTGGAACGTCCCAAGAATCGTAGCGAGCCTGATCTTTCTCTTAAGATCGTCAGGCCCATCCCCGGCTCTAACAACGACTTCAGTGAGATTGCAAAACTGATGCGGCCGTAGAATAATCTCACTGCACGGGTTTGTACCAAACTGATGCTCATACTCCCTCCTTCCGTTCTTAGCAGCCTGAGCCTTAGCGGCTTGCCTATTGAAGATACCACGCTCTCCACTCTTGGACTGGTAGAGCGCTACCCACTCTTCCATAAACGCATCCATACCGGGCGTTTCGGTGTACGCGACACTATTGTTCGCAAGTGCTCTTTGCGGATTATCTGTCCACCATTCGCCACTCTTAGCATTCCGCATTCGCCCATCGCTAAGATTACTGAGGCTGATAAGCGCGGAACGCCGAACCCCACCAACAACGACCACTTCCGCGATTTTACATACCAAATCATGACACTCCAATGCGTTAAGCCTACGCCCAGCCGCATTTGCAAACAAGTTGACAGTAAACTTAAACAAGTCCTCCAGTGGAGCGGGACCACTAGCGCGCCCACCAAACGTCTTCAGGCGGCTTCCTGCGGGACGCACAAGACTAGTATCCCACTTCGGAATCTGACCAGCATACAGCATAGCGATCAACTCTCGCAGTGCCCTAGCCCAACCAGCCTTAGAATCAGCCACAGTAATTACCGTAGTAGAATCCTCAAAATGCTCGTTAACGATAGGCAACTGGTTAATCTCATCGCGCTCCACAGAGAAGCCCACACCAACCCCATTCATAAGGATGTAGAGGATCTCATCAAAGCAGCGAGGATGATTCACTGGAGTGTACGAGCAGTTATAACCAGCAACATTCTCCCTATCCAGTGCGGGACCAGCAGTCATAAGGGCACGCATACTAGGCATGACCTCTAGATTGATAATAGCGTCAAGCAACTCTGCCTTCAACTCTACTGGCATCTTATAATTATTCTTCTCGCGAAGATTCTTATCCATAAACTCGATGTAACGCGAGACAGTCTCAGGCCAATACTCTCGCCTGTTCTCATCGTCTAGCCAGCGAGCATACCGTGACGTTGCGATGAACGTCTGATAATCACTTGGTAGATTCATACTTCTCCTTTCATAATAGGGCCGGAGGGAATCGAACCCTCACGCCCGAAGGCAACGAATTTTAAGTCCGTCGTGTCTGCCTATTCCACCACGGCCCCTAGCGAGTACGACCAATCATGCGCTTACTACGCGCACCATACGACACCATATCCGCCTTACCCCGCGTAATAAACCAGTAACCATTGCACCAGTTAGGATACGTTGTCGTGTCTTGCAAATACTCCGTCTGAGAAATATTAAAGAAGCCACCCAATTCTCCAATAATATACTCGCCACTAGTATCCCACCCCATAGCACAATGATGCGTATGCGCAGTAAGCACGTGACACTTCTGCACAGTAGCAATATTGTTAGGATTAACTAGCGGATTCTTAGAGTAAGAAGTCGGGTGTGCTACAAAATACTTCTCACCATTACTATTAATATACACATGATCAAGGTTAGTAAACTTAAGGCGAGAGCCATTAAGGTCAATGCCAGCGAATACTTCTTGCATTGCGCTAACAAAATCCTGCCGATACTCCGCACTCTTCACGTACCTATAATCATGGTTTCCTTTTAGGAATACGATCTGCTTGAAATTAGCGGCAAGAATCTCCATAAGATTCCTAGCCTCAGAGATTTCCTTCTCAATACCAGCGCTCTTCTGCTTAGGATAATACTGGGAAAGACTATCACCATTCAGATAATCACCAGCAATGAGAAGATTATTATAATCGGCTGCCTCGTCAAGAAACTCGTTAACAAGTTTAGCGTCGTACAGTGGGACGTGCCAGTCAGCAGTCACAGCCCAATCACCACGAAGAATCAGAGGCTTCTCCAGCCCAAACTCAAAACGAGTCTTATCAGTAGTGTCAACCCTCATCATAGAACCTCACCATTCATAATCATGGTCAGCATATGCAACCCATCATCCATACGACGCATAATCTGACGCTTACTTACATTCATTTGCTTTGCTTGTTCTTGAATAGGGTTACCGTACACAAATACCCCAAGGACAGTGTTATACAAGTTATCACTAGTGGATTGTAGTTTACGCATAGCATTATCAAGATCCATCTTAGCAAGGTGAAACTCATCATTACCACCAATCACAATGCTCATGCAAAGCGTGGTGTAATTCCTAAGATAACTTTCTACTTCCTGCTTATTGTACATTAGGCTTCCTGATTATTGTATACTATGCTCTACGATATCCTCGTAGGATACGCTTTGGTGGTGCCTTAGTCGCTTGACGAAACGCACCCAATCCTTCATCCGATTATACACGGCCTTACTAACGAACTGGTGATCAGAATCAGGAGGACAAGACCATACTGCGATCATGCCCTCCTGATAAAGATCATCATACTCTGCCGCGTTCCTAAACCTCCACGCTGCCGAAGCAACGACACGCTCGTATTCCCTGACGCGGGACTCGTCAGGGCTAATCATTAGAAAGGAAAATCGTCGGTAGAGTCCGACGACGCCGCTCCCGCTGCGGCACCAGCCATAACACCATTAGAATTACCCGTGATATTATGGAACGTTGACGCGGACAGATTATGATACGTCTGCTGCTCTCCAGCCTTATTCTGCCCGGTGGACTGAGTGTACTTGCCATCAGCCACAACAAAATCGCCCTTGCTGATCTGGACGCTATCCATCTCAGGCCACACGGTAATGTTAATCATCTTATGATTCGCGATGCTGCGAACAGCAACATCACGCACCTCCTTGCCAGCGGCCTGCCGCGTGCGAGGATCAAACTGTACAATACCAGCAACCGTAATATACTCGCTCATCTATCTTCTCCTGTATACTCGTCCCACATTTTTAGGAACAACTTGTATGGTACTACTACGAATCGTCTACCAGTTTTTGCTTCGCGGAGAAACAAGGACCATTCATTGCCGCGCGCATTGTGTGCGGCTTGTTTGAGGTCTGCGTCTCGTAGTGCTAGGCGCTTCTGGTACTTGCATTCCGGCGCGAATCCACCGGGAAGATCAATCACATCAGGAACATCAAACCCTCTTGGTCCTGTGCGAGTCCCACCAAGATCACGAGCGACCTCTCGCTCCCAATCCTTCCACTGCTTACTCCTGTTCGGTGGCAGGCTCATCCTGCTCATCCCCCGAATCCGTATTAGCGACAAAATCAACCTCATCGTCAATCTCCAGCGGATCCTCCCAACGCTTAATATCCATACCGTCGAGTCGCTCGCGAATCTCAGCGACAGCATCACCAGCCGCGACAATAGTCACAGCATCCTCATTATCCGTGAAGATAAAAAACGGCTTATCAGCGACAGCGCGAAGCGTCAGGAACTCCAGCACACCAGCGATGCGCCAACCAAGCGCCTCCTGATCATTATCACACTCTACCAGCATCTTCTCTACAGCACTCTCCATACTACACCTCCTTTCAGAATGTAACCTTTACAGGCTCTAGGACAACATTACCATCAGGCGTGTCACGAATCTCCACTTGCGTGACATTACCAGCCTGCTTACGACGAGACTTGAAATGAATCAATCGGAACCTTCCCGGCGCTTCTGCGCGAGCCTCAAGCCCGCAATCAACAGCAGCGCCAATGTCAGAGGATCCTCGCGTCCGCACATAACTAGACGACGAGTCACCCTTATTTGTATGGTGTAGGACAATTATAGCAGCATTTGTCTCTTTTGTCAAGACATTAATCGAATCGTTAAACAACGCTGCCATAGCCCCAGCATTATTCTCATCCTGCGTATGCAAGCGTGTAAGACTGTCTAGCACAATGAGACTAGGCTGGTAGGACACGGCCTCGTCAAGAAACTTGTCGAACCTGCGATCCAATCGTACGCCTTGACGATGCAGGTAGCGTAGATTATCCTGATTCTTCAAGCCTAGTTGTCGTAGACGATGATACACTACGTCGTGCGGATTCTCTTCGTCAACGTACAACACGCGCCCGTGATGATTGAGTGGCCACTTAATCCACTCATTATCCCCATTAGCCATAGCAACGGCGAGGCTAAGGCTGATCCAAGACTTGCCAACGTTAGGCTCGCCCACGAGAAGCGTGGTGTCTCCCTGAGCGATTACACCATCGACAAGCCAACGATACTCTGGGGGATGAGCAGCAAGGTCAAGGGCCTCATAATGAAACCGCCCATCCTTGCAATTCTTCACGATATCCTTGAATGTGTCGAGCGTGTACGACTCAAAGAATTCTACGATATCTTTTACGTCTTCGGGTAGCATCAGTCGCTTAGCCTCGCTTCCCAACTTGCTGCGAATACTAGCCCAAGCACGCTCAATCTTAGCCTCAGTATTATAATCAGCATCATTATCTAACACAACATAGATCGTGTCATAATCCTTCAGAGCATCCACGTCAGCATCATTAAGTCCGTATGCTCCGGGGATACCATACACAGAGGTAATGCCTTCTTGCCACAAGCGCATCGTATCCGTCTCACCCTCGACAAGAAAACAATACGACGTAGCCTCCATAGGACCATGATACAAGCCCAGATGCAGGCCCTTCTCGCTGGCAAACTGGCGCTTACCCGGCCCAATATACCGCTTCTTATCACCATTAGGATACGGGAACACAACCCACTCGTAATCATTATCAGAGTGGACGCCGAACGCTTCAAGCGTCTCAGCACTAATCCCCTTGTTATACTTAAACCAATTCTGCTGTGCTTCTGTAAGCAATGTCTACTCCACGACGCGGATGAAAACCTGAACCTGATTCTTATTACGATCACGGCGCATTACCTGCCCGCCGTCACTATCACTGGACGTAGAGGTATTCCCCTCAATACACTTGAACGCGCCCTTACTATTAGGCTTAGTCTCTACAATACCAACATGATCACTAGTGCCATCGCCCTGCCAATCAAACATGGCAATGTCTCCCGGCTGGACACGATCAGCGGGAACAACGATAAGCCCGTTGCGCTGAGCGCGAGCATCATTCACCATAAAAGGACAATACGCCCACCTAGACTTCTTAGGGTCAAACGCCTTACTACCAGCCTTCGTATAACACCACGTCACAAACATAGCGCACCAAGGCCCGCGAAGACCATACCAATCAGAGAACATCACCTTATTAGAATTAGGGGGATTCTCCTTCGTGCCAATCCACTTGACACTCTCAGCCAGAGCGCGCTCGCGCATAGGCCCAAACGACTTCTTACGCCGCTCAGCACGCCGCCGCATCAACGCGCTAGGCTTCTTCTTACCCGTAAGGAACGAATGCAGCAGAGGCTCGTACGTCTGCGTACAATTCTGCTGGCGATACCCAATCATCCACTTAGCCTGCTTTGCAGCAGCAGCAGTGGTAGGGCCGAACACACCATCAATCTTACCAACCCACGCACCAACACTAGCCAGCGCGCGCTGAGCAGTCTTCACATCCTTGCCCTTAGTATAGGGACTAGTCAACTTAAGTACCCGCATTATTCTTCTCTTTCAACTTGCGCTCCTGACGGCGCTGCTTTGCTTCCATCTTCTTCTTACCACGCTCAAGGATCTTCTCCTTGTTGCGCTCCAACTTGTTCTTCTTAATGCTACCGGCGACTGCCATCAGCATCCTTCTCCTTCCAAATCTTACGCTCTTCCAATAGAATCAGCCTATCAAGATACCAGCGAGCCTTCTGCAAATCCTGAATACCGCCCTTCATATTATACCGACTAACATACTTAATGATGTTACCCTGATGATAATTAAGGTTAAGACCTTCGATAGCCTCGATAGTTTCCATGCTGCCCTGCGTGTAATGCGCGGGACTATTCACATCATCACTCATACGTACTTTTCTCCGCCCAATTCGTGTAGGAAATTTCACAATCAGTATCTATATTAACGAATTTCTCTACGGTTTTATTCCCCATTAGCGATGGAATGAGAGTAACTAGAGTGTTTATCTCCTCCTTATCCGCATCAATGATAATCTCGTCGTGTACAATGTTCACCATGTGCGACATGAAGTCTCCGTTAAGGAGGCGTTCCCATACGCGCACTACACTATCCCGCATGAGGTCTGCGGCAGAGCCTTGAATAAGAGCGTTCAGTGCCTTGTGCTCTTCTTGAACGTGCAGGTGCCGACCATAGAGACTTTGAATATAACCCCTTGCTAGTAGTGTCTCGCCAATGTTCTGGTTGAGTCGCTTAATGCCGGGACGAGTATCATGATAAGCCTTCAACAAGCGTCGAGCCTCAGTGAATGACACGCCCAATTGTCGCATGATAGTGGGAGTACCACCACCATAAATGATAGAAAAGTTTAGGGTCTTTCCAACTTGCCTCTGCTCGTCTGATACCTCGTTAGTGTTGTAGAGTCCCCGCGCGGTATTAGCATGGGGATCCGCACCATTATTAATTTCGGTAGCCAGCGAATCATCACCAATTGCTGCCGCAAGGTAGTATGCGAGGAGACGGACCTCAATCGCTTTGTAGTCGAAGAATAAGAATGCGTCAAGTTTCGGTACGAAGGCACGCTTTACATCCTTTTGTGTTCTAGGAATATTCTGAACGTTCACTATTATCCTCGCAAATCATCAGCATCAGTTGGTAAATACTAATAGCATGATCATAGTTGGTTGCGTATACGGGCCACATTTTACCAACTTCTTCGCCAGTTGTCAAATCCTGCATGTTAACTAGGTACAAGTCCCACTCGTCCTCATCAAACATCAAACACGGCTCTGATCTTATCATGATACTGCTCGCTAATACGCTTAACTTGTGTTTGAATCTCAGCATTATGTACGCGCTGCGCAGAATTAGGATTAATATACTGCTTATACAACAACTTGTTGATATGCTTTGTCTTGGTATGCAGAGCGGTACGTACGATCAACTCGTAATCATCAGCAACTCGCAGCGTGGGATTATGGCCGTCGAGTTCGTGATACACGCTAGCGCGCCACGAGCGTACATGATTGGGTACGCTAACGATATGACTTAGAGTCGTAGCATTAATCTCTGGTGCTTGCATGACCCACAAGCCATGCTCCTCATCATAATACTCTTTGCCATAACCAAACGCCCAGCCCTCAGGGTAACGATGCGACTCTCCGTTAGGATGAATCTCACTACAATCAGAATAAACAAAACCAACCTCAGCATCCTTAAACGCCTTGTTAATCTCTTCTAGTGCGTTTGGAGTCAACTCGTCATCATGATCCAACTCCACGAGAATGTCGCCACTGGCTACCATGAAACCCCAACGCTTGATCTGTCCGATGATACCAGAATGTACGTGACTACGAAACAGACTGATATTGTATCGCTCATCAGAGCAGAAACCGTAGACTTGTGACCACGTACTTGTGGTATACGAGTCATCCCAGACGATCCATTCCCACGGCCAGTACGTCTGATTCTTTAGACTATTCCATGTTCGCGCAAGAGTATCAGGACTAGTTTCGTAGGTAGGTGTGATAATACTAATCATTTGTTTGTCCTTCTTCTAGTGCATTAGTCGCTGCGGAAAAGCGTCTTTCAATAGCATCAAGACGATCTTGTAGTTCACAAATCACACTGAACAGTCCGATAACCGATCTGTTGGTTACCCATCCGGGATCACCATTGGTTCTCGTCCAATCAATCAGTTCTTGCGCTTCTTGGTGTTGAGTTTTGTCGCTCATGCTTCTGCGCTCCCACTACTCATACGACCAGTCCTCGTGCCGTGCTGACGAAAGTTGGGATGCAACAAGCCCTGCTTAGCCTCCTCAGCAAGAGCATCAAAGTACGTTGCTTTGATTTTATTAGCCTCACGCAACTCTAGAATCAGTTGGGCTAGTTCATCATCCAGCCCCGCAAGAGTCTCCTTTGAAGTCGAATCAACTCTGATTCCTCGCTGTTTGAGGGCGGCAAGGACCTGCTGGTGGGACTGGGGGTTGAAGTCTTTTCCAGCAATCTTCCCAATACTAGACTTAAGTTTGTAAATCCGATCACCATACTCCTTACGCTTAGCACTAACATACTCATTATCAATCTTAAAACCACACGTTTCAATGCTGAGCAATGCGAGTGTCAGTTTCTTCTCAGTATTATACAACTCGTAGAGGCTCTCTGGGAAACGCGGCCACAATTCTTGGTAGAGTCGCAGCGTAAACTCCGCATCCTTAGCAGCGTACGGCGCGAGAATATCATAGGGAATAGGATAATACCCCTCATCCTTCTTAATCTTATTCTTACGCCGCCACACTTTAAGTACCTCGTCCTCGTCAGTCTCCTCGCCAAGCACAGTACGCGCAAGATACTTCAGCCCAGTAGACTGTTGCTCATCAATGAGATGCGCAATCGCTTGCGTGTCCTCCCAACGCGAAGTATCCATGAAGATACTGAGCGGGACGCCTAGTCTGCACAACTTTTGAATATCAAACTTCGCGTTATGCATAATGATACTCTTAGCCTCGCACAGGCTGATAACCGTCTCCTCAATTACATCTTCCCACGCAGCACTAGACACTGAGCGTTGATCATACACGCGAGTGAAATCCCCAGTCGCAGCACTGATCATGAAGGCTTGATCGTACCAGCCAACACCAGTTGTCTCAGTGTCAATAGCAAGAATCAAAGAAACCAGACCCCATTAAACATCGGCTCGCTCATAAGCATAAGCAGCATCCACATGATCATCAGCACGATAAATACCCACCCGACAACGCTACGCATTATAGCACACCCCGATCAATAAGTACAGCCCGCATGTTCTCAACACTAAGATCCTCAATGCCAAGACACTTCACAATATCCTCGCGCTGCGGCTGCTCATCAGGATCAAGCCCCATATTATCATTCACGTACTCCATGACAAGACGCTTAAGAGAAAGATCATCAGTCATAGCCTTGCGCTGCAACTCCACATAACCACGCTCGTCCTCACTCCACAAGTACAATGCAATACCAAACTGGTGGCAAGCCTTCTTCAAGGCCTCAGCCTGCGCAGTTTTCACAGAAGTATCAGGATCAAAATTAAACCCAGCACCAATACCATCACGGCTGATAAGGCCACGCTGCGATGTGAGATACCCACCACCATCACCATCAACACTGACCACACCAATATCATCAAGCATAACCATCAGCGTACCACTGACCACAGCAATATACTGCGGCTTACCCTTAGCCGTAGGAGGCCCATCACGAAACTCCCAATGATTAACACTCCACGCCCACTTATGCCCAAGCACCTCGTTAAGACGATTAATGTAACCATCGATGCTAACGTAATCCTGATTCGACTGGTTCTTACGAACCTGCGAATGATGAAAGCGACGAGTAAGTTCGTCAGGAATCATGACGCTCCTTCTTAAATGTATCAATAGCGATCTGCAAACCAGCATTACCCTTCTCCGTGAAGAACCACTCTCCACGATACAACTCTACCCAACCCATACTAGCCGCAAGAGCAAGCGTAGCATCATCAATCTCCACTCGCTTACGCCAAGGCTTATAACGATGATAGAATTTACTGATCCTCATCAGGCTCTCCAATCTTCTCCACAATTATATCATACCCGTCTTCAACCTTCAATGTACCATTCTTATACTTCGCAATGACAAGTAGTGTTTGATCCCCACACTTACACGGATCATCATGAAGACTATTCCAAGGACAAAACATACTAGTATAGTGTGGTCGTTCCTCCAAATGCCACGTCTGACCACGCTTCTTCCAAACATACGACGGCTCAGGCCAATCAGGCAGCACACCACTAACCATATACTCATCAATAGCCTCTTCGACCTCAAGCATCCTACCCCTAATAATATGCTCAGGTAGAGGATCAAACTCTAGCATCACGGGCTCTTCCCAATTACGCTTATAATCAGGACTAGACGGCAAGTAGATAATCGCTGTGCGCCAATTACGAGTCTTCGGAGCAAACGCAGCATACGCCGACACTTGCCACACATGATCCTCCTTAGGCTCCTCGCCAAGAAAGAACATGCCAGCACCACTGATAGTTTTATAATCAAGGATCCAATTAGCATTATCGTATCTGGCAAACGCATCCACCGTACCAGTCCAAGGATACTTAAACCCATCAGTCACATTAAGCGGATACTCAGCAGTATAACTATCCACAATGCTAGGCATATGCGCATGCACAGTCTCATGCACACCAGTGCCCTGAACCAGAGGAAATAGTCTACCCCACGAAGGCACAACACTAGGATACCCATGCGTCATATACAATACGGCGTGCCTATCGTGCTGTAGGTGCTGAGAGAAATGCAGCATACCATCATTACGAGGCGCGCTTAGCGACGCTTTAAGAGCCTCAATCAGCATGCTCATGATCCTCTAGATAATCCTCCCACATAACCTTAGTCACATCAGTACCATCATCCACAATAATACTGACCTCATCATTCACAACAGCAGCATACACAGTCAAGAGGCGCTGACCATTATAGAAAAGCGCGGACTCATTATTATGATTATCGCCCTTGCTAGCAAACTTAAACATTATGCTCCTTAATCACAGTAGCCCTCCACGCAGGAGCACCACTCTTCTTAAAATCCCTACGCCAAGCCCACACCTTATACCCATGCTCCAACAACAAATCAGCAGCAGCATTAAGCGTAGTAGTCTTACCGATCTTATCCCCATCAACCTTCAAATACCAGTACATCTGAGGAGTCATACCAGACGGACGACCCGGCTTATGCTTATACACAATCGTAGCCTCATGCTCAGTACGCTTCTTCTTAGACATTAGGATCCCACCTTACCTCAAAAGGGTAATCATCATCATCCTTATACAAATTAGCCTCGTACTCTCTACGCAAAGCCTCAAGCAACTCGCTCATACTATCAGCATACTCGCTAGAATACCATTCGTCCTCACTCCAATAAGGATAATCATCACTAGTCATCAAGACCAACCTTCTCAAAAAACTCGTTATGCAACTCGTACTCCTCATCAATCATACGTTGAATATCATTAAGAATAATCTTAATACACGCCCTCTCTTCTAGAGAATCATTATGAATATAATGATTCATATAGATATGCTGATAGATATTCTCATAAGCAGTAGTATACATGACTTATCCTTTGTAAGACTTTATGTTCTTATAGTCGTAGAAAACAGGCTGATTCTTACGGTGTTAACAAACTCTTTACAGAATGTTAACTGGGGGACTAGGATTTGAACCTAGATACCGGGGACCAAAACCCCGTGTCCTGCCGTTAGACGATCCCCCAATGCGGGTGGAGGGAGTCGAACCCCCATGCCGACCCATGCGGCGGCAGATTTTGAGTCTGCTGTGTCTACCAATTCCACCACACCCGCAAAACGAATCAAGGCTGACCGACAAACAAGAAAGCCCTAATAGAATCATCACT